CCCGTAAAACAAATAAAGAAAGTTAGTGCTACGAACACGTATTACGTGCGATCTACTGATAATGATACGTGTACGGAAACGTCTTACAATACACTCGATGATGAAACAAAAGCACTTTATACAAAAGATATTAGAACAGAAATGGTTAACGTTCTCGATAGTAACGGTGTATTTCAATGGGAAGATACGTCAGAAACAGAGTTGGCGTATAATATACGATATTTAGACGCAAATGGTATAGAAACGACACAAGAAAACGCAGTTCATATAGCGGCATTTGTAGGGTGTACGTACCATTGCGGATAAAGAATTTAAAATAAATAAAAAAAAATCACATTTACCATGCTGGAACAAACAGGATGGTAGATGGTTTACTTCACTTTTTGGATGGAAGTGAATCCATGATCGCGAGTGCTATAACACCCGCAATAAAAAACATGACAACGTAATTACACTCGGTATCGTCTTCGCCTAGGAAAGATGTTCGTTGTCTACGACGCACTACCCGAGGTGGCGGAGGGGCCGATACCTCCTGACGCCAAGAAGGTCTCTCAATAGGTTCCTCATCTAAAGGACAATACCCTATCATTTATACTATGATCACAAATTAATTTCGACCGATTTTTTCTTTTTACCACCGCCTCGTTTTGATTTGGTCTGGGTAACTTTAACTTCTCTAACTTCACTATCATCACCATTTTCGTTTCCTTTATTGGTATCGGCTGGTGGTTCGGCTATGTCCGAAATATCGTCTTCTATATCAATTTCGTCATTCATTGGATTATCAATTGGAGGTATACTCGTCGTACTCATGGAAGGTTGAGGAGGCATCATAATATTACCCATGAGACTCGAAATGTCTATACCTGGACCCTGCATTTCGTGTCTCCCATTAGCATCCGTGGATGGTCCCGCCGCCTGTTGTTGCGACTTTGGAACGGTATTCTGTACTGCAGAAACCATGTTCTGAACGAGTCCTGGGTTCTGTTTGATAACATCGTTCATGTTAGGCATGACCGATTTAAACATGCTATTCGTCAAGTGGAACATCATCGCAGATCCACCAAGCATCATTATGAGTTTGACTTCTGGTGCAACGTGCATTTTCGTTCTGTACTTTACGTATAACTCTTCGAATACCTCGTCGTAATCGTCAACGTTTTCCATGACGTTCTCAGACCATCCATCGAGCTGAATTTCAAACGGGTTATACTTTTTATTCAAAAATTCAAGACCTGTTGTACACGCCACGAGCATACGTCTCGAAAATTTAATCGATTTATCAACATCTATGCTATAAGTAATTCGCTTAACTTCGTTTCTAAGTTCGTCTATGGGAGAATATACGTTCAAACGTTTATTCACGGTGAACCCTTTTTTTTCTAATCGACCAAGTTTATTTACAAGATCCGCCTTCTCCTCGTCTATTGTTTTATAACCGGGCGATGGTTTCTCTTCCTCGTATCCACCGCCACCGTATTCATACGTTGGTTCGGGTTCACCCACATCATCGTACTCTCCGTAATCAACGGGTTCTTCTGGTGGTGGAGCAGAAGGTCTGGTCTGTTTATCCGGGTTCGCAAAAGAATCTATGTCTTCCTGGAAAGTTTGTGTCTCTGGGGGTGTAAACTGTGTAGCCATACGCTTAGGCATTTGCTTTTTTACAGGCTGAGGTCTAGGAACTGTAATTTCAATCTCATCCATCAAAGCTTGTTCGTTATCGTCAAGTTTCATGACGTTCGTGTCATTCCTATTCAGTATGATCTCACCGTCCATATTAATCTTTATATTGAAACTATTATAATTTCTTTAACGCACTTAATAAAAAAATATTGGTTCAATACAAATGATTAAACTCAACTCCACTAACAAAAATACCCTCAAGGCAATCGTGATTGTCTTTGCAATTTTATGTGCCCTTGCTGCCTTGCGAACCAGTAAGTACCAGCCCGTCGATATCGAAACCACCAACGAAGGGTCGCTCTTCGATCTCGAATCCAAGGAAGAGTGTCTCAAAGATTCGTACTATTCGGATAGTAGAGGCGGTGTTTGCGGTGGTCAAAAATTGGTTGCTGCGCAAGCGGGATACAAGATGAAGTAAAATCTCCAGTATATATAAATGGCATTAGTGACTAGCCAGTCAACTTTACCCGATTTTGAATACGAACACCACACGGTTATACTCGATAATTTGGATCACGGTTCAGATAATACAGATTTTACGTGTTTTTTACCAACACCACTCGAAAATGTCGTCCAAGCACAATTAGTTGCCGCGAGTATTAATACAACAGGTGATGCTCAAAGATGTATACACGTTGGTATCGAAGAACTTAAAAGCAATTTTTCCCAACGTGGAAAAAAGGATCTCGATGATGCCGATAACCATCTTAACGGTGTTTTTGGAAGCATTATTTGCGAACATTTATTGCACGCCGGTAGTGGTGCTCAAAAAGCCGTGTTTTTCAGAAACGAGTATCCAATTATCCAACAGTATTATAGCCCACTTCGAAAAATAGATAGATTAACTTTCAATTTAGATAAACAGGACGGCGGCGCAGCCGCATGCGGAGACGTCGTTTTCATTTTTAAATTCGTTTGCAAAAAAAGAAATTTGCCCTTCAAATAATTTCAGGGCGCCACACACGTATAATTTAAACCTCTTATTAATATAAATGTCTTCTGGTGTTGTTCAACTTATTGCCATTGGTGCTCAAGACGAGCACATAATGGGCGAACCAGAAATTTCATTCTTTAGCTCCACATTTAAGCGTCATTCTAATTTTTCACAATCCGTCGAAAAGCAAACGATACAGGGAGCTGTGAAAAATAACGCTATGTCATCTATTAAATTTGAACGATCCGGCGATCTTCTAGGGTACACGTATCTTGCTATAGATAATAACGTAAAAGCACTCGATGTTAACAGGTGGGATAATCTCATAGATAAGGTCGAACTACTCATAGGAGGTCAGGTCATAGATACACAAGACTCGGCTTTTACCGAAAAAATAGCTATAGATACGTTCGCAACAAATATGTCTAAAAGCGCCATGGGTACACACCCAGGTATCAGCTCTAGATCATATTTTTACCCGTTCAGGTTCTTTTTCTGTGAAGGTGCCCAGTGTGCTTTACCAATTGTTTCGTTACGGTACCACGACGTTGAACTCCGCATTTATTGGGGTTCACAAGCGAGTAATTATAACTTTGAGTGTTATTCGAACTATTATTACTTGGATAACGAAGAACGCGGAAACCTTGTTTCTCGAAACCATAATTTACTCATTACACAAGTTCAAAAAAGTATACCATCAAATGAACTTATACAAGAACTTACGTTCAACCACCCCGTTAAGTATCTCGCGTGTTCGGATACAACAACAGAAGGTGCGTTAACATCCGCAACAAATAAAGTAAAAATCGAAATTAACGGTCTCGATTTGTGTAATTTTAAATTCGGAAAACCACACTTTATGGAAATACCCAATTATTACCATACGACGTTCGTCACGTCCCCCGATTTCTTTTTATACTGCTTTTGCCTCTCGACGAGCTCACTCCAGCCGACAGGAACGCTCAATTTTAGTCGATTAGATTCTGCTAAGATAATCAGTCAAACCACGAACATAAATGACCCAATATACGCGGTTAATTATAACATTCTTAGAATTGAAAATGGTATGGCCGGTTTAACCTACGCAAATTAAAATACATACTTATATTAATATGGTTAAAAACTTACCTACCATCGAGCGGTCTACCAAAATCCGGTTTGGTAAACACGCTAATGATGATCAGGCCGAAAACACGATCGTGTTCAACGCCTCCGAGAGTTCGATTGCCGCCACACAATCTGGTTCCATGTACATGGCACCACTTAGAACCGCAGAAATTTCAGGGTCTACCTTTTTAGGGTACGTTCCAGGTACAAAGGAAGTTGTGAATACGGGTGTATTAACATCACTGTTAGGTGGTGTGACTTTGGAATCTGCCGCAGATCAGGGTAATACAGTATCAAACGTCGTTCAATATACAAACGAAACAACCAGTTTCGTAACATCCTCTAATGTTGGTATATCAAATACTGCACCCACACACGCCTTATCGGTAAAAGACAAGGTTTTTATAGGTGGTCCTACAGGTGATCCAGATGATCTTCGTATAGAAGGTAATACAAAAACCCATAAATTACAAACGGGTACAGAAGTTACCATCGATAAAAACGCCACGAACAAAATCCAAGTTTCGGGTATTGTCAAAACAGATAAACTTCACGCAGATTTTATAGGTATTTCAAATATAGCACCTACAAACTTAATAAGTATAGGTCCCGATGGTCAAACTACGCTTAATATTCCTACACATACCACATATGCACTTAGTACGACCGGGAACGTTAACGCACAAAATTATAGAGGTGATGGTGGTCTCTTATCAAACATATCGCTACAAACGGTTTCGGATAAGAGTAACATAACGTCAAATACCATTATTTTATCGAACTCGGATGTTGGTGCAAAAGCACTGGGTTCGATAGTAGCAGAAAGTGCGTTTTATGGTCAAATTAAGGGTTCAAATGCAATAACCGCAAGTACAGTTACGGCAACTTCGTTTTCTGGAAACGGTGCAAATATAACACTTATCAATCCTAATAATATTAATGGTGCTATTGATGTTGGTGCTGGTGGTACAGGTTTTACTTCATTTACCGAAGGTGATATAATATACGCAGATAGTACATCTTCACTCACTGTAGTAAGTACAAATTCAGCAACTGCGGGACAATTTCTTAAATTGAATTCGACTAAAACGGCACCCGAATGGTCCGATGTTCCACTCACATTAGACGAGGTACTCGCATCACAAACTGGTGTATCTAACGTTTCCGACGAAGTCATGACATTATCCAAGGGGTCGGGTGTAGCCTTGGAAATAGAAACAGCTCAATTAGCATTAAACGGGTCTGGAACCGTATTAAATGCACCAAATGGTAATATAACTGCAGGTTCGTTTGCAGGTGACGGGTCAGCTATAACAC